TTGCGCCAACATTCGCTCTCGCTTGCTCAATTCCTTCTTCTATATCTAATGTTTTTGGATATCCTTTTTGTCCTGGTTTTTTTCTAGGAAGACCTTTCTCTCTACGCTTATGGATATTTGCCCAGAGTCCAGGATTTTCCTCTTCTATACTTCCTGCTTTGATAATATCAATAAACTCAGCATAATAATTGCCATTTGCATCTCTTATTATGGAACTTTCTTTTTGAGTTTCCATTTTTTTCAATTTTGTATAGTAATTTGGAAGTTCATCCAAATGTTGAAGTGCTGTTATTTTTGCTAGTTTCTTATCTGAAGTATGTTCAAATTCAACTTCTGTTCCAATCTCAACTTGTTTTTGAATTTCTTTTAGTGAAACACCATGCTTTTTAGCAAGTTCTTCGGGGGACTTGTATGATTGGGTTGGACCTTTTGGGTCTTTTTCTTCTGCCATTGGGCATTCGCCCATTCCATGAACAGGACAAGACTTTCCTTTTTTAGTATGAGTGCAAGATCCATCAACTGCCTTTCCGATACCAACTTCTGTTGGTTTAATTTTTTGTCCAGGAACTTTCATCCCATCAGGAAGTGGTTTGCATACTTTATCGGTATTGCACCAATACATTCCCTTTCCACATTTTTCTTCACCGAGAATTTTTTCAACTAAAGATAGTTCTTCTTTAAAGGGAAGAGATGGTCCTTTTAGTTTTGATTTGGCAACACTTGCTTCATTTGGATTTGAACTTGCAACTAGTTTATTAATTCTTTCTTGTTTTCTTACTTTTCTATGCCTTTCAATATCAATAGTTGGACTTATTTCTTCATCAACTGTTTCGTCACTTTCAAGATATTCTGCCGCTGTATCAATATAATCTGCCGCTTTTGTAATCTTCGACTGAACCCAAGCAGGAAGTTGTTGCTTACCAGACTTTATACTTTTTCTAAGATTTTGAATTGCTTTTTCAATTGTATCTAATTCACTTCTTGCCATATAACCTTCGTCATCTGTCTTCTTACCAGAAGCAATTTCTTTATGATCTTCGTGAATTTTTTTCATTTTCTCTTTAATCCAATCGTCTGGTGTCTTTTTATATTTATCTTTAAAGGCATTATGAAGATCTTTAGCAGTTATATCGTGCTCCTTCATAATTTTTCTCATTAAGTTATCAATAGAATCATAGGAAATATCTTCTAAATCTAATAATTTATTTTCTAACTCTTTTACTGCTTTAGATAACATTTTTATTTCTATTTATTTTCTTCATCACTTAACTTATTTTTTAATAATTTTGATAATTCGGCAGTAGATCCAACAAAAAGAGCATTGGTAACATTTGTGGGACCACTTGGAGTCTTAGTTTCCTCAATATCTTTTAATTTTTTCTGAAGTTCCATCAATTTATCGGTAGCATCAGAAACGTTTTTAATTAACTGTCCAACAACTTCATACGCTCTTGGTGATTCTGTTTCTTGTGCTAATTCTAAAACACTATTAATTGCTTCCTGACCTTTTTCTATAATTGAATAAAAATTTCCTCTAGAATATTCATAATCTCTTTTTATGTCACTAACAATTGAATTAGTTTCCTTTTTCTCTATTTTAATTTCTGAAGATTCTATTTTATTTTCTATAATTTCGCTAGTTACATCAAAAACTTCATTTAACTTGTCAAATTTTTTAGGCATAATACTCTCAACTAAAATTTATACCACTAAATCCAAAATCATCTCCAACTTCAATTAAAGAATTGTCTTCACTGGTGATTAATTTAACCTCAGTTCCAGAAACATGATTTGAAACCGGAGTATTATAATATCCTCTAATAACAGTTAAAGTATTTCCTATTTTTTTGGAAACATATAAAGTTTCATTATTTAATGTAAAGTAAGAATTTGCAGGTATATTTGAAGAATCTGCAACTTCTATCGCTGTTGCTCCAATTTCAACATCTTTACTTAATGTAGTAGTTACTTCTCCAGTATAATTTTTGGTTGCAACTGGAGTGCTGGAATATGTAAGATCTCTTGAAGTTGATTGAGCATCTCCAGCAATAAATCCAAGAGAAACTTTTTTGATAATATCCTTGGATGCTCCAGAAGAAACTGGACCAAAAAGATAAATTTTTGCGGTGAATTTTAGAGTGTAAATTAAAGCTCTTCTTGTAGTATAATCACCTTCATAATCATCCTCCATTGAAATGTTGTCAAGAACAATTGGTATATCTCTCTTTTCACCAATTGACTCAATTAAATTTATGGTTAAAGTATATGAGGGTTGAAAATATGGTAATATTTGTTCAATAATTTGAAGCATATCATCATTTAACTTCGTCATTATGCTTAGTTCAAAATCCATATTATATGGAACTGGCATATAAGTTTTTCTTATATCACTTCCATCGGTGACTGATTTTGATAAAAATGTTTGAGTTGTTGTTAATTTTCTTGCTGGGTCATAAGATAATCCAGTAAATTCAAATGACATTCTTGGTAATGTTATTTGAACAGGAGTATTTAAATTTGGTTGTTGTTCAACTCTCGCTAAAAACTTCTGGATAGGTCCATATACAAGAGGAACTTTAAGAACTGATATTACTTCATTCTGATTATTAGTTTGTTTTATCTCAATTCCATTAAATAATGTTCCAAAACCAATTACTGTTTTGCGAAGAATTTCGTGATAAAAATACTCAAACATTTTTATTAACCTGGTTGTAATCTATTTAACAAATTAAGGAGTTCCAAAAGGATTATCCTCACTAAAATCTAAAATATTATTTGCCTCTTCTTGAATACTATCATTTTGACCGAAATTATTACTATCAGTTTTTAAATTTCTAGTTCTTATACTATAGTTTGCTCCAGTAATTCTTCCAACAATAACTTCACCGGGTAAAAATGTTCCAGTTGAATTTGAAACTTCTAAGATCTTTGTAATCGAATTCCAAGATTTAACTCTGGCAGTTATACTACTTATACTTCCCACTACAACTTCATTATATTGATATGTTCCAAATCCTACTATAATATTGGGAGAACCAATTTGTATTTGTGGAACTTGTGTATATCCTAATCCAGCATTAGTTATTCTAATCTGAGTTACAGATCCGGAATCATTAATTATAGAAGATGCTTGTGCTGCTACAGAAGATACGCCAATAAAAGAAACTGATGGTGGGTTTATATAACCAGATCCTCCATCAGTTACTGTAATTATTCCAACAATACCATTACCAATAGTTGCAACTGCCTTTGCTCCTGATCCACCGCCGCCAATAAATGAAACTTTAGGTGCAACAGTATAACCAAATCCGCAATTCTCTAATTCGACTCCCTGAACTCTCAATAAAGAATTATTTGGTTCACATAAATCTACAATTCCCCCAATCATTGTTGCTATTCCTACAGCAGTAGTTCCGCCAAATGGTGCAGATGAAAATGCTACGGTTGGTGGAGTTTTGTATCCAGATCCTCTATTAGAAATCGTTACAAATCTAACGCCACCATTAACTATTGTGCTACTTGCAGAAGCGGTAGAACCTATCCCAACTAGTTGAAGTGTCTGTGTTACTGAATATGGTTCTCTTCCTGACAGGTCATCTCCAGTACCATCTCCGTCAATTCCTCCTGGGTTGTCAATAAAATCTATACCAGTATCAATAACTTCATTTTCATATCTAAAGAGTTCACATCTCAACTCATAAACATAATTTTTTCTTAACTGATAGAAAGGTTTTTCGTGTTCAACATATTTAATTTCAAACAATCTATTTCCATAAGGAAAATAAATTAAATCACCTTCCTTTGGTCTATTTGATATTTTTATATTTTCTATATTTTCTATCAAAACAGAAATATAAGTCTCCCATCTTTCTCGGGAAACAATCAAATTCAAATCATCTAATTCTTGAATTCCAAACTTTGATAAAATAGTTCCCTGACCACTATATCCTTCATATGAATCCACATAAGCTTCTATAGGATAAGCAAAGTTAAATTGAGATTCAATAACTTCTTTTATGACAGTCTTTTCTGTCATATACTGTCTAGGAAGATAATAAACTTCAACGCCATAAATTTTCAATTGTTCATTGATAAGATCTTGAACAAGACCTTGCTCAGTTTTTGAACCCTGAAGAAAAAATGGATTTAACATGCTATTAACCAATCATATCTAGTGGAGGAAGTTCATAAGTAGAAGACATTTTATCAATTATTACATCTAATTCTCTTTGTCCATCATCAAAGAGTTGTCTACCATTCAATTCAACACCACCAGGAAGTTTTACTCCCTGAAACTTAATTAAATTTTGTCCCCATTGCCTTTTAATCAAAGATGTCAAATAAGGTTTTAAAAATGAGTCATTCCATACTCTAGAATAATCATTAGGATCCATCATCCTGTAGCAATCCATAATGAGATATTCTCCTGGTTTTAAAGAACCCCAGTCAATATCAAGATAAAGTCTATCTTGTCTCTTATTAAATCTAATTTGTTTTTGCGTTGTTAGTAACCAATCAATATCTTCAAGGTAAGTTTTCACCATAGAATAAGTTAGAAGTTCAGTAGATCCCCAATAGTAAATATCATTTAAAAATAACTGGTATTTGATACTAAACATTCCACTTGCAATGGAATTTGACCCAGAGAACTGCATTACTTTGTTCACCCCTATGACATGAGGGGGAACTTGTAAATAATTACTATTTTCATAGTAATTAAAAGTAGTTGCTGTTCCAACTATATTTG